ATTAGGGAATGCATTGAAAGAAATCGTCCATCTATCATAGTCTTCCAGTTGTCTACCAGAATAGTGTTTCAACCATGATGGAAAGAGTATCAGTTTGCCTGCCTCAGCATCAACTTTTTCATTGATACCCCAATCAGACTCCATTTTATCATGATACCACACATCTAACGTATCGTAAACCCTAGGTGTGCATGGGTCATCAAAAAATGTAGGAGCACCGTCAGTAAGATAGTAAACTGCACTCAGATATGACATAGGATGTCGGTGTAATGGGTGTCCAAACCCACTTCCTGCAGGGGCATGGTTAGCCCAACCAAGAGTAATCTTTAATTCCTCACAATATAATTTGTAGTGGACTCTATACTCTTGTAAACACTCCTCAAAGAATCCAAATAACTCATCTACATGCTCATTTTCACACGTATGTAAATCTGGTCTAGTAGTGATAACACCCTCAGGAATATTAGCCTGTATAGAGGGATAGTCTTTAAGAAACTCAATCAATTTATCAGTATTTTGACTGGTATCTTTATGATATTCCCTTACTACTACTGGAAATAGATGGACTTCTTTACCCTGCATAATCAGATAACTTTAATGGACCTAGTTGAGACCAACCGCTAGTCACATTTACAGTAACCATAGGTTGCTCCCACCCACCTGAGTTTAAATTACCCTGCGGGAATGTATTGAAGGCAATAGAATACCTATCTGCATCTCCATGATTTTCTACACTAGCATGTATCATATATGAAGGAAATATAAAGCAGCCACCCACCCCACCATGAATGAATTGACGACAGTCTCTTGCAGGTCCTCCATCTAAATGAAACTGTTGCCACTCTCTTTTATCAACAGGGTCTAAAAACACTGTTGGAGGACCCTCTGTGAGGTAGAATATACCGCTTAAATAGGACATTGGATGCCTATGTGGGTCGTGATGGTGACCTGTATTTGCATCACTTCTGTTAACCCAAGACTTGTTTACAACTATACGGTCTGCCTGCCACCCATTATCTACATGTAAAGTGTCAATACACTTTTGAAACCAGTCATGTAGACCTTTAAACTCAGGATTAGCATGTATATCATTGCTAGTGCCTACACCCTCAGGCTCATTGTATCTACGGTAGTCTAGTTTCTTTACTTTTTCTAGTGTATCTTCCACTAGGGCATCAGATGCTTGAAAATTAAAACATCTAACAGGAAATAAAGGTATGTCTTCGTATTTCTGTCTCATCATCCACCCGCCATGTCATCATACTCAATATCTTCTGCATCTTTTATAGCACGTATTGATTGGTCAAGAGATAATTCCATATCCATCAATCCCTCTACCTCAGAAGGAGTTTGTGTAAACTCAGGAGCAAATTGTCTCCTCTCTTCTTCATCCCATGCCTCTTTTATCTCCTTTATCTGAGCATCTACACTCTTCATTTCATTTTTAATTTTTGCATTCAACCAAATCTTTTTTAAATACTCTATCAATCCAAATAAGAGGTGTTGTATAAAAGGATTCTTGAATTTTTTCTTGACATATCTCCTTGCTTTTCTATGCCAGGGGTCTACACCCTTACCAAATGTTGTTTCAAATTCTATCTTCATAATACCTCCATATTTAAGATACCTTGATTGATTTGACCTACAGGCATGGAATTAAAACTGACACTATACCTATCAGCGTATGCTTGTTGAGTGCTATGCACAAACCAACTAGGAAATATCACTAATTTATGTGGCATTGCCTCTACTTTCTCCATTATAGGTGCATTCTGCTCTATACCTGACAGAGTTATCTTTGGTCTTCTAAAAATTTCCATCTGTCCGAATGCTCTCTGTTTTATAGGGTCAAAAAACATTAATGGTGACCCCTCATTTAAGAATAGATTACCACTATAGAATGAATTTGCATGTCTATGTGGTTCTTGTGCCACTCCTTCTTCATATTTGTTAGCCCACATAGATGTGACTCTAAAACCCTTACAATCATAGTTAAAATGACTATGAATCTCTCCTAAACATGTATGAAAAAAATCTACGACTGGCTCCCACTCTTCTAAATGATGTAAATCTAACTCAGTATTCTCTACCCAAGTATGAGGACGTCTTTCTAGATTAGATGAGTTAATAATGTCAATATAATCAACACCATCAGGGTCAAATCTAAATTCAAAAATCTCTACTGGATATAGTTGATGAGTCTTCATCCGTATAAGTGCACGTTGTAATGCTTTCGCGTGGGTTTATATTTATGCGTCTTCTTTCTAACTGTTATGTAAATTTTAAGTAGTTTTTCTGCTGTAATCATTTGAATTCACACCTCATCATTATCTCTGTAAGGAATGCAACCATGTTAATCTCTTGGTCAACTACAAATGCACTCTTGTATTGATACTCAGCGATAATTAACACTGCTTCGGGTATAGATGCACCCTCTAATACACTGTATAAATTATCGTATACTTTTCTCATGATATCAATAGGGTCATTGTCCATATTTTGTGTGACCCACTTCTTCATATTGGTAAACTCTTTCTTTTTTAGGTAAGCGTTAAGGCTAGCAATGTGTATATCGTTACTATTCCCAAGAATCCCAGTATCAATTCTCCCACTAGATGAGTATCTTTGTAATTCATTAAGTGTCCTCCTAAAATCAGGGTAAAACTTTTGGACTACAGCAGCAACAACTTTCTCTTCATACTTTATTTTTTCAGTGTCAAGTATGTCTTTGATACGAGTAAAGAATGCTCTTGCAATCTGTGGTTTTTCTGCTGATGGTGTCTGAAAATCAATAACAGAGCACCTACTATGTAGAGGTGCAATGATTTTATTCTTATAGTTACATGTAAAAATAAATCTACAATTCTTTTGAAACTCTTCTACTAAAGCACGAAGTAATAACTGCACATCAGGTGTAGTATTGTCTGCCTCATCTATAAGAATTACTTTATGTCTTGCTTTTGAAGTTAGAGATACAGTAGATGCGTATACCTTACAAGTATTACGGACGGTCTCTAGAAATCTACCTTCATCTGACCCATTGATGACCAGAATATCTGACCCTAATTGATTACATAATGCTTTTGCTACGGTTGTCTTTCCTACCCCTGCACCTCCACTCAGTAGTAAGTTAGGAATCTCTCCTTGTTTAAGGAATCCTTCAAATACTTTCTTAGTAGAGTCAGGTAAGATACATTCTTCAATAGTCTTTGGACGATACTGCTCTACCCAAAGGAATAATTTATCTGACATCGTAGTTTGAATTAATAATAATGCGATTGTTGTGCTCACATGGAGAGTGTCCATTGTGAGGAATGTTTCCATCAAATACTACCACACGATTTGCTCTTGGTGCAACCTTTGTGTCTCCAATAACAGTATTACCATCACTGCCATTTACATAATACACTGCAGAATAGTGAGGAATATCCATATCTGTATGAATTTTATGAGGTATACAATATGGATGATACAATGTCATATCTAAACGTGCTCTTATAATTCTGGGTGAGTTTAGATGGTCTTGAATCTGAAATAGACATGGTAAAATTAAAGATACAAGTGGATTGTTAGGTGTATCTCTATCAACATCATAAAGATGACTAGAAAAACCATGAAGTCCTAATTCAGGACCTGTTAATGTGGTAATATTAGGTGTATAAAACCATTGCATCTTACCACTAGAGACAAAGTCTAATATCTCTTTGTGGTAAGATGGGGTTAGAAAATCATCAATAACTTCTATCAAGGCTCAAGAGCGATATAGTAGTTAAGAGATGAGTAATTTAGTGAATTAAAGTTTGCAATATTCTTTTTACTAATACAAACGTGGTATGTGCCTTCGATTAGTTTAAGGTTTTCAACCTTGAAACAATAACAGAAGTTACGACGTGATGCATCTGCCTTCCCTGGATTCTCAAACGTAACTTTACGTAAGGGTAGAGAGAATACATTAGATGTATCATTCTTTTTATCCTTAACACAAATACTATACTCACCTTCATGTCCATAGATGCATAAATCTTCTACACCATAGACTCTTGCTGCTTGAAATAGTTGTGCAATGTCTGCCTGAGGGAGGTCAAAGTGAATCTCTTTATCAGGTAAGTCAGGATTGAAATCAGGGACTTGAGGTATGATGTCAGGGTCACTATAATAGTAAGTTGTCTTACCTTTTGTATTCTCATCATAGATAATTACTTTCTTTTCATCTGGAAAGAAAAGTGTAGGTGACTCAAATAATGAGAGTGCTCCTAGAAACAATGGCAAGTCATAGATTGCCATGTCTACAGGGATATATTCTTTAATATCAGTAAAGGAAATAATATTTTTGTTTACTGAGATAGTGTCAATAAAGTTACCTGTCTTAATAAGAATAGACTTATTGATAGTTGAAAAATTCTTAAGAAAATTGACAGTTTGCTTGCTAAGTTTTACGGTCTTAGGTGCTTCTTGCATAATAAATTAATAATCTTGTGCTGCCCAATCTGCATCAGATTGTGCTTGTGCTCTTTTAGTGTGAAAGTGCATGAGTAATATCCCATAGTGTAGCACCTTTAGGAGGTCTTGTCTAGCACTTCCTTTCTTATCGTAACGTGAAGCATACTTTAGAATGTTACTTCTACAGAATGCCTCAGCGTCACCACATGCTTCAATTAAATCAAGTGTCTGGATGCTATCATCACCTGATGAGTAGTGTAATCCATACGTCGAGGAGACATATCCTGTTAACTCCTCGATGAATTTTTCTTCCCTATACTTCATAATATCAGTCTGCTAAGATATTGTCAAGGTCAACCTCAGCATCTATCTTATCATACAATTCTAGGAATGATGCTTTTGTTTCATCATCGAAACGATTGAGACATACTTTGATTGCCTTCAAACGATTCTTCCAGATACCAAATGCACGAATGATGTGGACTAGACGACGTGTAGATATGATTTCATCAACACCACCATCGTTGAATGTCTTACGAATCATGTCTGCCCATGCAACAAGATTCTTAGTAAACTCATCGTCACAGCAATTCAACTCTGTGCAATAGTTTGTAAGCATCTTTATTTCTGTTTTTGGGGAAGGGTATTCTTGCTCGAAGGTAACTGGGAATCGCTCGAGGAATGCTTCGTTGAGCACGTTAGTTCCAATAAATCTTCCGTCGTCTGAACCTTTACCCTTAGTATTTGCGGTGGCGATGACGTTAAATCCTGATTGGGGTTTAACGAATCTTCCAATTTTTTTAAGGAAAACACCATTTCCCTCAAGGATGCTCTGAAGGCAGAGGATTTTGTTAGAGGCAAGGTCGATCTCGTCAAGGAGCAAGATTGCACCTCGTTCAAGGGCTTCGATAACAGGACCGTTGTGCCAAACGGTGTCGCCATTAACAAGACGGAAACCGCCAAGAAGGTCATCTTCATCTGTTTCAATAGTAATGTTTACTCTGATAAGTTCTCTGTTGAGCATTGCACATGCTTGCTCTACTGATAAGGTCTTACCATTACCTGATAGTCCTGTAATGAATGCAGGGTAGAACATCTTGGATTGTATAATCTTCTTGAGTGGACTATAGTTTCCAAATGGTACGAACTCAGCATTCTTAGAGGGTACGTATGATACTTTATCTGGTGCAGGTTTCTTTGCTGCAGGTGCTTCATATGCTTTGAGTATCTCATTAGCAGTTAAACACCACTTACCACGACCAACCTTTTGTAGGCGATTGATTTTGTTCATGCGTTTAGTAACACTCTGAACTTTTACACCTAAGTGTGCTGCAGCAGACTTAACGTTGTCTGCAGATATGTCTGAACCGAACTGCTGAAAATATGTGAGGAGTTCGTCTTCTGTAAATTTTGCTTGGAATGGCATGGTTTCTTTGTTGTCTATACTAATAGTATAGCATCATAGTATAAAAGATCAAGCCTTGAGTGGACAGAGATTATACTGTCACATCCTCAAAAAAGGTTTAGGTTGATCAAACAGTACTGTATCTATATAATTTTTTGCCCAATTTGGGTCAAACCATGATCCTAATACTGCTTCAGTTTTTTTATTCTGTTTTTGTTGCTTACAATAATATATTTGATCTTGATATCTTTCATAGGTTGCATCTATATCTTTATCTTTTTCTGCGTTCTTTACTGCGTTTACATATACTGTAAGGTATTCTTCTAATAGTTGTACATACATTATCTGTTCATGCTGTTTATGTAATCTCATAAACTTACAATGAGGAGAGAATATATCTGCCCATAGAGGTAGTTTACGAAAATCAAAATCCATATACTTATCACTTATAGGTTTTATATCTTTATAGAACTCTGTTCTAACTCCTTTAACAGGAGATACATCTACAATAGCAGCAGTAACTATACGATTGTTTGCTATAATATCACACCCAAAGATAGGTAATTTATATCGAGGGTCAGGAAATAATACACAGTGAAGTACATCTAAGTATTTTGTTTTACATGTTTCCAGATGAATCTTTCTGAGTTGTGGACATGACCACATTTCATTATTAATAGTAATATCACCCTTAACGATACTTCGATAAGGGTCTTCTGGTAAATGTTTTAAGTTAGGTAGTGCACAGGTTATTCTGCGAATACTCTGTGCAACATCATCTACAATCATGCGATATGTTCAATGAATTTATTTAGAATGGTT